TTATTATTGAGCTTTATTCTTTTTAATAATGCTTAAAAAAGTACTAACAATAGCTGCTGCTTCAGCACTATCAACTCCTGCATTTGCTGGTTTCTATGTAAATGTAGAAAACAATGGTTCTTATACAGGCAAAGACTACACTGGCTCTGGTACTGATTTGCATCTTGGTTATGAGAATGGTAATGCCTTTGGTAGCTACTACATACAAGGTGGAGCGTATCTTAACAATCCAGATGGTGCAGATTCAGAAACAAACTTTTCTGGTAAAGTTGGTGGAAATGTAGTTGCATCAAAAAATATTGATGTATATGGAGAGTTTTCTATAGTGACTGACGACACTAACAGCTATGGAACTAAGGTTGGTTTGAAGTATAAATTTTAATTAACTGGCTTTGAGTTCATTGTACGTGTCATAACAGACATTGTTAGATATAAAGGCAGTATTGTGGGCAAAATAATCAACATACTTATAATTGAAGCATGTCCTATTGCCCTCAGTATTGCATCTTTTACCATGACTTTTTCTAAAATTGCAAATATATTGTCAATTATCTCATTTGTGATGGTAACTGCAATGAGTGTTTCAGCTTACGTAGCAATACGTTATATGCAAAGTCCAGAATTTGAAAGAACATTGAAAAACAAGATCATGGGAAGTCTGGAGGATAAATTACCAGATGTGATGGGAGAAAAAATACCAGATTTCACAGGGCCATCTATACAGCTACCAGAAAAAAAAAATTAAGCCAAAATAACGATTCAGATAAATGGTTTTGGGATTATATTGAAAAAAAAGGTAGAGAAAATATAGACTGGGAATTAAAAGGTAAATGGAAATAATTAAAATTCCAAGAATTGAAATACCACAGATAAAGATAAAAGAAATTAATATTCCTAGAGTAAGAACATGGGAACAATATCCAACAACTTTAGATATTATTGATAAACCCAAACTTGATTATCCTGTTGTAAGCTATCCAACATTTGAGCTTTTAGAATATAACCCAAATAAATTTATACCAACAGATCCAGTAAAACAACCAGAACAAAAGCAGCCAGATATTCCACAACCGCCAGAGTATCAGCCCGAAGTCAAAAAAGATAAAGAGTTCTTTATAAAATGTCCGTCTGAGGATAATATTCCAGTAGGAAGCTATCCAAATGACCTTAAGTTACAGGTTGTTGTTTCTCATACGGTAAAAAATGGTAAATGCTATGAAGTCTACAGAGATTCAACCTTTGTTGAGAAATGGATTCCTAGCCCTCCTGTTCTTGTTAGCACTTCAATTATTGCTGTTGCAGCGGCTGGTTCACCTATTATAGTTAATCTTCTCAAAAACCTTGTTAAGACAGCCATTAAGCGTTTAACTAAATCTAAGGATAAGTCTAAGGCACAAACATAAACAAAGAAATTTAGAGGCACTTTGTAGGCCATTCTGAGTGAAGCAAAATCACTTATTAAGCTCGATTTTGTGTGTGTGAGGTATTACTTGGTTCATTTTAGGTTTGCTTACAATATCGGAGCAAAGGTCGAAGTAAGGACTGTCAGGGGCAAATTCAGCACCAATAACCCTTAGCTCATGGCAGTTTTTTAATCTTGCAAGCTCATAATTCAATCGGGCTGTAGATAATTGTTGCCGCATTATCTTTTCTTGAGTAGTCGCACTATTGAGGCAAGCATTTTGAAAACGCTTATCAAGAGGTACAGATATTGTGGCAGCTATCCCAAAATTAAAAGAAGTAGAGTCTTTGTTGCCGCTGTAGTTTTCTCTGTAGTAAAGAATCTCACCCGCATTTGTGAGGTTGCCATCTGAGTCTGTTGCTTCGTTGTAGACTGGCGTATGGAAAATGTAGTCTTGAGGGCGTTTTACTGCAACCGAAGTTGTTGCGAAGGGGCTTATTGATAATGTAGCTCCAGAACACTTAATACCATTTCCATAAGTATTTTCTGTCATTGGCCCTGTTAAAACCTGAGTGGCAAAATTCGATACTGATGAGCTTGTATTCGATTGGGGATTAGCTATTGTACTTTGATTGGCATAACTAGGCAGACAAGAAAAAAGGGTTATCAGTTGGAAAAAATAATAGTAGTATCTGTTACAACCTCTGAGGTCACTTGCCTTGTTATATCTATAACGCTTTCTAATGATGGACCTTTGTAAAACTCCGAAAATTGAAAAGCGTTGCCTTGAGTGGTTTGCTGCCATTGAGGTTTTTGATCCATGTTCAAGCCTGTCCATTCGTAGGTAGTTCCATTGATGGTTTCTGTCACTGTGGCATTTGGCATGGATATTGAATCACAGTTGCCGCATGAGATACCAGAACCAGTAACACTGTAGGTATATCCCGAATTATAGCGAACCTCCCTTATTTGCTCAGTCAAATTATTAGTGGTTACACTGCGAGAAGTGCTAGTAGCAGAATTAAAGTTGGGGACTACAGTTTGAGCATAAACTGGACTAATGAAAAATATAAAAGGCAGATATTTCCACATCAATCAATAGTTAAGTCAGTTACAAATTGACCAGTAAGGACAACTCCTGTTCCTGTTCCACCTGTAAGCGTCATGGTGTGATTATCTAAGGTAACAGCTGCTGTGCCTACTGAACCAGCACTTGTAGAGGTAAGGTCACTAAAATTACCAACTGTTCCTACCGTTGGGGCTGATCCACTTGTCTGATCACCTTCTAGGTAGCTAGTACTAAACGAAAAAGCCTCTCCGCTTACTGCCTGACTAGCTGAAGGAAACGAAATAGAGGGGATTCCTGAGCTTGTAGAACCAAACCCCCCGATTGTTGCCGCTGAATTTGAATCTACAGTTGTGACGTTGTTGCCACTAATACTATAAGATGACCCAATTTTGTCGGCTGAAGTTGCTGCTGACAAACTTTCTAATTTTACAGAACTTGAAATAGAGTGAGTCAAATTAGCAAAAGCGGCTGAAGGGAGCATAAAACAGGCAATAAGTAGCAGTTTTTTCATTTAATACCCACATTATTGTTCTTATTATCCACTATAACGTCTTTTTTGTTGTTATTTCTATTACCTTTGATGGATAAACCCAGCGAAGCGGTAGAAGCTGAAAAAATACTTGCAATAAATGTCGGGTCAAAATCTACAATTTTTTTGCCGTCTGCTGGCTCATAGTAAGAAAGACTTAATAATGTGGCCGACCAAATCAAAATACAAATTTTAACAACAGTTTCTACTTTGCTTGGTTCTTGATCTTCCATAAAAGTTAACTACCTAAATGTGTGAGGAGATAGCGTTTTAAAGCTAATATAGGTAGTTAGCCAAAAATAGCAAATATTGGTATGTTTGGAAAGTAACACAAAAAATTATGTCTAAATTTTTTATCGGATTATTTATCAAGTTTGGTAAATCTGAATCCTTACGTAAAGCTGCCTTATCTCTTTTAAAAGATTTGGTTGCCAGATCTGATAACGATATAGATGATGCAATCGTAAAGATGATTGAAGAAAAATTATTTCCAGTTAAATGACACAAGAAAGTTTTTTCAATATAGAACTTGAAACACCACCACCAGAACTGGAATTATCTGTTGAGATGAGATGCAGAGAAGTTATGAACAGTAAAAACTTTGATGAGGTAAAAAAATATTGCATACATCTAATTAGATATCAGATGAAACAAGATGTATTTTTGGCTGGTATGTTAGGACGATTAGCAGAATTAGAAGCTTTAAATGTGATGAGACAAATGAAAAAAGAAAAACTTAGAAAGAAAAAATATAAGACAAAAAAAACTTTACGAGACAGACTTCAAACTATGTTGAGCGTGTTCAGATGATCTTCCATCCTCCCAGAAAACTTTGTAATAATACTGATCAACTCCTAATTTATTTTTTCTAGTCAAAGCCTCTTTTACTGTTCCAACATGCTGCTTATATTTTCCAGCAGAATGTCCGATAGTATGGTTTCTTTTTACGAATTGGTTGATTTTAAATTTTTGTCCTACTGGCATTTTGAATTTTCGTAAGCTTTAATTTCTTTGGCGGTAAAATCTTTTACCTGTAATTTTGGTATTTTATTTATCTCATAATTATGTTTTACAATTGCAGTCCTGATATGGTCATTGATCCAGTTCCCATCATTAACAGTTAAGTCTGCTCTTGAATCTTTAGTTATATAAATTTTATGATCCACTCCACGAAGTTCAACATCAAGTAATAATCTCACTAAGTTTTTTCTTCTGTTTTCTTGCAAAAACTTTAATTTTTTGCCAGATTGTGTTTCTTCTCGCTTCATTTTCTAGTTCACTGATTCGTTTCTCAATAGCATCATATCTGACACAATATTCTTTCATATCTAAATTATTAAACCAGAATTGATTTTGCAGTTCTGCAAGTTG